TCGACAAGGATGGTCAGCTCATTAACTTTCAGGGGTTTGAGAATAACGCATTTCTACTCAAATTCGAGGTTAACGAGCCCAAAGAGCCTCCACCAGAGCCAGAGCCCAACTTGACGGAGCTCGAGGTGAAGCGACTCGTAGAGTCTATGCTCCCACCACCCTTACCCGCACCCAAGAGGAAGATTCCTCGCATCTTCCTATATCTCGTGATTATGGCTCTTTTGGGGATGGGCATCAAGGTGGTATTCTTCAAGAATAATGTAACAGTACAGTAGGCATGCCATATTCGGCAACATACAGCATAGGATATGGAATTGGTGTCACTGAATTGGTGGTACGGTCAAACGTGTATTCATCACAAGCTGCACCCCTGACCAACTTTCTTGGAGGGTCACTTTTGAAACCAACCCCAGTGACGGTAACAAACTTTACATCGACTGGTAACTCGATTGTCACCACAGGAAACATGACCCTGACGGCACCCCCCAGTAAGACTGACTTTTACGGTGGGTTTACGGGTAACATAATCAACTGTTCTGAAATTGTTGGCGGTAACATCATTGGTCAGGTTTTGTCCCTGAACAGCATCAATGTGAGCACAAACGTCATCACCACCGGCAACATCATAGCACTTGTTTCGATCGCCGCTCGAGCAAATGCATACACCAACCTCATCTCAGCCGCAAACATCTATACTGGCACATACATAGGCACGGTGACTGGCCAGTCAGTTTCAACCCTTGCATCCCTGACGGCTCTGTCCACTCTGACTGTGGGTACTAATCTCATCGGTAATGTACTTACAACCGGTACAGTGACTGTTACTGGTCAAGTCACTGGAAATATACTTGCAGGCTCAAACACGATACAAGCCACTGCACAAAGTGCAATCTTCAACCAGTCGGTGGGTGATATTACAATCTTGGGATCAAATGTCTCACCCTTCAGGACTGCTGTGGTCAATGCCGGTACACTTGCCGGGAGTATGACTGGATTCTCAAACAACATCACCACTTCGGGTGACATAACTACAGGCCTAGGCTACATAGGAGCCTTCAGGGGTGATATTCTTGGAAGTGGTCAATTCATCACCAATGAGTATGTGGGCAAGATGACCTCTTCAGTTCCTATTTTCGCATCCACCGTCACTGGTTCAGTATCGGCCAACTCACTGACAGCCTATACAAACAATCTGTCCGGCGCTCAGATATCATCCAATACAGGATTGATAGGAGAAATTAGATCGTACGCAAACTCAATCGCGACGGGTTCACTCACGGCCAGCCAGGTTTTTGTCGCAACAATGTCTTTCAACGATCAGATTACAACTTCTGGTAATGTCACCGCCACAACCCTCATAGGATCCTTCACAGGCTTGAACGTCATCACATCCGGAACCCTTACAACTTCTGGTGGGAACCTTTTGGGGAGACTGATAGGTTCGAATACCGTGACTCTGACAGACTCGGTTGTATCAAACGCACTGAATGGTACTATTGTCACATATGCAAACGTCATACCAGCCACCATAGTCACCTCCTCGAACATAACTGCCGGATCGATGAATACATTTACAAACACTGTCACTGTTACACGAGTATCTGGAAGCTTTGTCGGTCCAGTCGCCACAACTGGCATAGACATCTTTTCATCCGGCTCTGTAATTGCAAAAAACTTTATAGGGTTGGTCGATGCTGGCTCGAACAGTATCATTACTAGTGGCTCGGTTCTCACACAGCAAGGAATCCAGGGTAGCATCAACACATTTGCCAACAACATCTCTACACAGGGTCTCATCACCGGAACCTTCTTTGGCAAGTACAATGGAAATGGTCCGATAGAGAGTAATGCAAACATTACAGTCTCTGGTATTTCCAACCTCTTCACTCTGGCATCGAATGGAACCATCTTTGTCCAGGGTACCATCTCCGGCAACTACACTGGTGCGGTGCAAACTTTTGGCAACAGCATCTCTTCAACTGGAGGTTTGAGTGGAAATCTCATCTTCACCAGAGTCACCGCTTATCAAAACTCAATTGTGAACGATGCCGGCATATCGTACGGGAAGAATATGCTCAAGTCCAACTATGGGAATGTAGCAAGTTATTCAAATGCAGCCCCTATTCTAACCTCCATATCACACTACTATTCGAATGTAGTCTCCCGACAGCCTTGGTGGACAACCAGCAGTTCACCCACAGTTTCGTATGTCTACACGCAAGGACAGACTGGGTACTCATCATCAGTTCTCATGCCTGATGGCAGGGTTGTCCTGGTACCGAGCACGTCAAGGAGTATAGGTATATTCGACACTAAAACTAACATTTTTTCGAATGTTCTTCCAACTGGCCTAACGGCCGCAGCAGGTGGATGGGGCTGGAACTCTGGTGTTCTTCTCCCCAATAGCAACATTGCATTCATTCCTGGAAGTAACAGTTATATAGGCATGTACAACCCTTATTTGAACACCATCAGTCTCGGTCCTTTCATCACAACAGCTGATGCATTCCGTGGTGGCGTCCTCCTTCCAAATGGTAACGTTGTATGTATACCATACAACACTTTCAGCTTTACAGAGTTTGACCCCAGCAATCCTTCCAGAACTCTGAGGAATTCTGTGATTGGTGGTTCAGGTAATCCACCATTCCAGTTTTCTGGTACTCTGCTACCCAACGGAAATGTCATTTGCGCACCTTACAGTGGTAATTTCGTACTGTATGACTATCGTCAAACCTTCCCAGCCAAGTCTACTGATCTCATCGACAACTTTTTCGAGAAGCATGCAGGCTCTGTTCTTCTCCCAACTGGCAATGTTCTGTGTGTTCCCAAGGCGAGTGGATACCCACTAGCTCAGGTTTCACCAAATGGAGTGTATTCAAACGCAGTGAGTACAGTGGTTGGTAACGGCTCGTACCAGAACGGATGCCTCCTCGGACACGGCAAGGTTTTGTTTGGTCCAGGATCTGGGACGAACATTGGGGTCTATGACATTTACTCGGACACTCTTACAAACATCGCAATAGATCCAGGGTATGGTGGGATTACAGCACTCCCAGATGGGAGAGCGATCCTTGCACCCCAGACATCACTGATGGGTGTCGCATTGGTAAGCGGAGTGACTCAGCTGAACGAGCACCTGAGCACGAGCTCGTACTTTAATAAGTTCTAATAACAGGATGCCATATTCGGCACGATATTCACAAGAATGGAGCAATACATTGTACACATCGGGAGTTGGATACTTTCCAGAAGTGTACAGTGGGTCGGTGTACCCCATTTTGATTCCAGGAACGATGAGAGTATCGGATAACATCTTTACGAATGATCTTGGTCGGGTGGGTGTCTATATGACTTCGGGTAGGATTGACGCTCGTGGAAACACAGTCACGATCCAGTCAGACACATCCATGCTCAACTCTTGTGTGTACTCGAGCAACATCACCGGAGCAACCCTAAACCTTGATTCCGCATTCACAACTGCCAACCTCACTGGTACTTTCGTCATCAGTAACAATGTTAATACTGGAACCAATCTCCTGACGTCGACATCTGATATCCTCATCAGTCAGAATGTCAACACAAACAACCTCATCAGTAACGTCACCCTCTACGCGAATAACATGATTGTGGCTGGTAATTTCCTGGCTGGCACCATCACTACGAATGTTTTCGCCTATCAGAATCTCATCCAGACAACCCAGATCACATGCCAGACTATGATTGGTGATGGCAGAATAGGGGCTAATAATGCCTCCTTCTCAGACTCTGGTGTATTTGGTTCGGCATATGGAGCATTCATATTCAATGGTAATCTTCGCGGAAACAGCTTGACAGCTGGTGAAGTGAGACCTTTTTTCGTTGAGGGGTATGCAAACACATTCACAGTTGGGTTGTCGCGGGGTCCGATGAGGGGTGAATTTAATTCAGGCTCGAACAGCATAACAACAACCAACGGTCTGACTGGTCAGTTGGCGGTGGCAAATGCTAGAGTTGGAGCTAATAATGTTGTATCGGGTGGTAAGATCTTCTCAAACAATTTTATTGGTGGGATCATTGGGTCAAACACAGTGACATCACAGGGTGGTCTAGCAACAAGTGGTGAATCCTTTGGGGCTGTTACTGCGTACGCTAACAACATAAATGCAAATGGTAATTTTGCCGCCTCTTTGTTTGTAGGAGCTCTGACCAACTCTGGACTCGATGTGAGTGCCACCAATGTGTTTGCACAGAACATCAATGCAATAGAACTCAAAGCTGGGTCGAATCTTCTCACCATGGCAACACTCTCATCTTCCATGGTTGGTACCATGAACTGTGGCTCAAACAACGTGACTCTGTCGACTGGGAGTGTCACAAGTCAGAGCTTCTACGGCAACGTTTCGGCAGGAAATATGATTGTGGCTAACGTCTCATCATCCAACATAGTGGGTCGGATTATTGGGTCAAATACCATTTCAGTCACCAACTTCAATGCATCCGAACTCATCGGACGAGCAGAGTCTGCTTCTAATGTGATTACAACTGGCACCATCTCCGCTCCGCAATTTCAGGGAGCTCTTCAGCTCTTTAGCAATACCATGTCCGCAACTTCAGGTAACATCTTCGTCGGGACTCGCATCTATTCTGCAGATGTCCAGGGGTATACAAATAGTTTTAGCGTGAAATCTGTTGTGGCTGGGACTGTCGAGGGACCTTTGCTCGTCTACACGAATACGATTGCATCGACATCTCTTTATGCAAATGGAAACATCATTGGTCCAATGAACTGTTTCACGAATACCATCACCGCTTCAAATCTTTTTGCTAATATATACACTGGTCGATTCATAGCAGTCAACGTCTTTTCCGAAGCCATCTTTTCATCAGTTTCAATCGGGCCAATCAACAACACTACTGGCGTCCTCTCGACACAGGCTAACATCATAGCAACGGATATGTATGGTGGTATACTCGCCTACAACAATGTCATCTTTACTCAGAATACCCTGACATACGCGTTTGACCAAACTGATATGGGTATCTTCATGCGACCAGATACTAGCAACGCATCAACAATAGGGAGATCTCTTTCCCACTACATATCGAATGTCAACTCCGCTGGTGGCTTTTGGTCCACTTCATCCTTGACGCCCAAGGTGAGATTTGAAAACTGGCGAGTGCCGCCAGTCATCGGGAGCACAACTTTTGCAATCGGGACTTCTCCCGGTGGATTCAGCTCAGTGTACTTTCCAGGTGTGTCAGGCTCTTACATGAATCTTGGGTCACTACCCGCCGTCAACCAAAACTTGCTACAAGCTGACACACTCGTTGAAGCCTGGGTATACCTGAACAGCTACACGAGTAACAATTACATCATATCATCAGCGATAGAAGGGGGTGCGGAAAACTGGACTCTATACTTTAGCACATCCGGTAGACTAACTAGAAGAGTCAGACTGAGTAATGGTCAGCTCAACACGGCAACAAATCTTTCGAGTGTTATACCTTTGCAGACATGGACATATATCTCAGTCACAACTCTGACTGGTGGACAATTTTACACAAACGTAAATGGTAACTGGTGGACTTCTACTACTACACCTTATGCATTCTTAACTGGGCCATACAACTTCTTCTTGGGGTACGGGGGTAACTCACCATCGGTTACAGATATGTATATCCGCGACGCTCGCATTATTCACGGAGGGTCTTTGCCAACCACTACAAATTACTCACCCGACACATCATTTGGACTTAGCCCTCCATCATACGCAAGTGGAAGTACAGTCGCATTCTCATTTTCTCAAACCTTCCTCCCCGTGCCAAGCTCGAATGGATGGTCTGGCGGAGTAACACTCCCTGATGAGCGCGTTCTATTCATACCAAAGGATACTGATCGCTTTGGCTGCTACAATCCCAAGTTTGGAGTCTTTTCCGAACTCACCCCACAAATGAATGCTGTTTCACTCTCCAACATTGCAGCGCTCATCAAGTACGATGGTGACACAACAGTGAGTTACGGTCTGCTGTCTAGTGGTGTTGTGACGGGACCACCACTGTTGAATCTGAAGATGGTGGTGCCATTCAATGGATCACCTAATGATATATTCGGTGGTATAGTACCGACCGTAACTGGTGCTCTCGGGTATAATACAATCACACCCAAGTTTGTTCAGAGCGCCATTTTTACCAATACAGTCAATGCCGTAACTCCTGCGTCAGTGTACGCAACATACACACTTTCACCCTCAATTACCTCACTCACGTTTACCGGGTATACTGTCGCTTGCTGGTTCAAGATATTGACAAACCCCTTTGGTCTCAATAATTCAGTCCTCCAGACAATATTCAGATTTGGACAAACAACTGGTACAGCTGGAAGAATAGAGCTCTTCAATGCAGTCAATAACTCGACGTACGGAACATGTGTTCTCGCCAGATATGCCTCCACAAGCACTGGGCCAGACTTTGAGTGTGCCTTTAGGAACTTCTCTCTGACTATCGGTACATGGTATCACGCGGCACTTGTTGTCACACCAGCAAGAGGAACAACTGGAGAGCTGAAAGTCTATATTAATGGCCGCCAGTGGGTATCCCTTTACGAAACTGTAACGTACACAAGTCTGATGGGGTCTTTCACTCCTACAATGCAGATTGCTGGTCAGGCTTACAATGGAGAAATTGATGACTTTAGAGTATACGGCCAGGCATTGGGTAATGAGCAGATTCTAGACCTCTATAACACAACAGTCCCATATACCGGCGCAAGTTCAGCTTATTTTCAGGCTGGTAAAATTGACAGATCCTTGTACCTTTCGAGCCCGCCATACACTCTCGACGCAGGACTCTCTTTTTACACACCATTCGATGGAGTGTACGTTGATGTCATTGGTGGAAAAACTCCAACCATAACTGGGAGCATACCGTTCACTCCTCAAAAGTTTGTGCAGAATATTCAGGTTGTCAACAATATAAACCTTTCAGCGACCACAAATAACATAAGCTATTCTCTCACATCCTTGAACATAGGATCGGTGGGGGGTTTTACAATCTCATTTTGGGCTTATATCAATGAGAAGCAGACATCCCTCTTCACGTATGGTGCATTCCTAGGGATGACGAGCACGGATGCAAGTCCGATGTTCTTCGACATAGGTGAAGGTACTAATCTAGGGAATGTTGTAGGCTTGACTGGTCAGAACGGCTCACCGACTCCTTCGTCCAACACCATAACAATCAGTACAGGATATGACCCAACTGCAACCTTCTGGCATCACATCTGCCTGACGTGCTCTGGGGGTGCAAGTAAGGTGATGACTTTGTACATTAACTCAGTCGGAACATCAGTTGCATTCCTGAATGATTTCACGATAGCTAATATTTGGCTGGGACGTTCTGGCGCGGCGAACATTAGATCATTCAATGGACAGTTTGATGATTTGCGAGTATACAAGAATCGTGTATTTACTGCACAGGAGGTGCTTACACTTTTTCAGTTTAGCCCATCTGGTTATCAGAGCCCATACTACAACTACATAACTCACCAAATAGCCTCTGGCCAGCAGCTTGACATTGGTACGGCGAACAATGCATCAATAGCATTCTGGTTCAAGGATGCCGACAACCTCCCACCAATCTCTCGCCAAAAGTGCGTGTTTGCATTCTCCAACACAGCAACTGCGACGAATACAAGGTCTATGATCATGTACTATGGGTCAAACTCATCTGGATCTCAATATCTTCGAACCCTGTACTACCTGCCTCCAGCCTACAGCAACTCCAACATCATTTCAAATGTGGTTACAAGTTTCACTAAGGATGTTTGGTACCATATAGGCTTGACTTTTACTGGTGGAACCTCAAAGCTCTTCATCAACGGTGTACTTCAAGATACTAGGACATCAATCGCGAATGATGCAGTCAACTTCAGATTCACCAACGCCACGAGCAATTTGTGTCTCAACTTTAACACCATCAATCCTGATCAGGGCGAGTCTGGGAATCAAGGGTATGATGAGTTTAGAATCTACAAGAGAGCTCTGAGCGACACTGAGATGTTCCAGCTCTATCAGACGGGTAGCAATTTCATCACAGCCGGTACAAACAAGTGGGTTGGTGGCGTCCTTTTACCAAACGGCAATGTTGTGTGCATACCGAGCACAAATGCATATGTGGGAATCTACGATCCCAACAAGAACATCATGTCTCTTGGTCAGAATACAACTGGATTCAATGGTGGTGTTCTGTTGCCAAATGGAAACGTTATGTGCGTTCCTTCTTCAAATACATTCCTAGTCGAGATTGATCCCACCAAGCAATCTCCGACTGCAACACTTAACATCTCTCATGGATCAGCTGGGGCTGATCCATATTGCTTTGGCGGTTGTCTTCTTCCGAATGGCAATGTCATACTTGCGCCAGCAAGTGGCAACGCCATGATCTATGACTACAGGACTCGCGCAGTCAGTAACGTTACTGGCTACACTGCAGGTACTCTCAAGTACTCTGGGGCTTGCTTCTCATCGACGGGTGAGGTTATACTCGCACCAGGATCGAACGTTGTGGCGGTTGGTAAGATTAGCCAGCGAGGAGTCTTTTCTACAGCGACATCTACGAGTTCAAATTTATCAACCTGCTGCCCACTCGGTAATGGTAAAGTCCTGTTTGGCACTACACAAAGCACTGGTGCAGTATTCGATCCGTATACTGACACTTTGACCCCTGTTCCTATGTATGGATCGTATTCCGGTGCCGTGCCTCTCCAGGATGGTCGCGGGCTCCTTGTGCCAAACGGGTCAATAGTTGGTACAGGTCTACTGATCGGTCAGACACCTGTGACTGCTACGGCAGCTCTTAGCCCATATTTAAACAAATTGTAATAGTAGAATGCCTTACACTCAGGTTTACAAGGCGAGATACCTTGATGGGTCAGTAGGGTTTCTGACTGAGAGAGCCAATGTTCTCGTCCCAGGCTTTTCAAATGTTCTGATGAACTCTCCGGGCTATATCGGTGGCATTGATAATTTAGACATTCCCACCACAAACCTGAACTTTCTCAGTATGAGATTTACCTCCCCGTCACTCATCCGAGGGTCCAATCTACTACTCACTTCAAACATCACAGGTGCAAACTTGTTCGCGTACACCAACTCGATCGCGTGTTCAAATATCAATTTCGTCAATTTCATCGGGACCCTGCAGCCTTACGCCAACATTATGTCTACAGGTAATCTGTTTGTCGGAGGGACTCTGATAGCGGGTGGTCTGAGAGGAAGTACTTTTATAGTTTCAAATGCACAAACTCAATCAAACGCTTTTTCAGTCCTTATGGTGGGTGCAGTAAACACGTACTCAAACAATATACTCACCGTCAACGTCTCAACTGGGACATATATAACATCTGGAATAACAGGATCTAACGTAATAAGTGGTAATATAGTTGCTTCCACTCTGACACTCGGACCTCTAGTTGGATCTAACTCGGTCATAACAAGCACTCAAATAACCTGCAATGCCCTGTACACCCGAGCTACCAGTAACATGATTACATCACTAGCGTCTGGTATGGATGTGGGATTATTCGTTGGCAACTTTACACCCTATACCAATTCGGTATCTGGTAATGTCATCACAGCTAGCAACATTGTAGGTGGACCTCTTATCAGCTATACCAATTCAATCACGTCAACTACTATCACGGGTGGTAATGTCATAGGAATAGTAAATACGTTCACAAACACTATTACTAGTACAAGCACCCTTACAGCTGCAACATTTCTGGGTAGTTTCTCAACCACCAATACCATTGTGACAACAGGGACTGTGACTGGTTCGACGAGTCTGAGGGGTGCAGTTCTTGGAGCCAACACTCTATCTACTAACAGTACCCTGACAGGAACAACCCTGTTCGGTGCCGTCCGCGCCTTTGCGAATAATGTGTCGGTTGGTGGAAGCACAACAGCGCGAGAGTTTAACGGAGCTCTCAACACATTCACCAACAACATCTCAGTCACGAATGTCTGGGCTTCGAGCCTGACGGCTCTGAATCTCATAGCTGACAGATCATTCTCAGCCAATCTGATCACCAGTAATATAATTGGCCCTATTGTATCATACGCTAATACTGTCCAGACTGGTTCGACTGCCATTGCGCAGAATTTTGTAGGTGACATCAATTTGGGGAGTGGTCCACTCGTAACACAATCGACTTGTATCGCTTCAAACCTCATAGGTGGTGTCACTGCCTATTCCAACAACATCACCATAGATCAGACTCTTTACTCTGGAACACTCATCGGCAACGTGTTTGGGTCGAATAACATGGAAACTCTGGGGCTCTTCAGAGCTTCGGGGTTTTATGGGAGTGTGACAAGTACAGGCTATGTAAGAACAAACGGGGATATGATAAGTCCTCAGCTCATAGGAGGTATATCAGGATCAAATACTATAACAGTCAATGGAGATGTGTCGACATTTAGCGCCAACTTTATAGGTGCCGTCTTCTGCACAAACGTATTTACACAGACCCTGATTGTTGGATCACTCTCTGGTAACATCAAATCGTTCCAGAATAGCATTGCCACCAGCAGCTTCATAGTTGCCTCAAATGTGGTTGGGCAGATATTATGCTACGCAAACACAATCAGTACTCAGACAAATGTGAGCTACGGGACTGACTTGTCTCGTTCTGGTGTCTTCCTCCGACCTGGCGCGAGCAACTCTGTGTACATCAACCAGTCTATAACTCAAAACTTTAGCAATGCGTATTCCCAGCAAATGTGGTGGTCGACTCCCACCACCACTAGCCCCGTATCTTACTACTCCACAAACGGCCAAACGGGCTGGTATGGTAGTGTCCTCTTGCCAGATGGCAGAGTCTGCTTTGTTCCAGACACAGCTACATCGATTGGCTTCCTCAACATCCAGACGAATACATTTTCGAATATCGTTCCTGGTGGTGATGGAATATCATCACTGGGTGGTGGGTGGCGTGGGGGTGTTCTCACTGCTGACAGCAATGTAGTCTTTATCCCTTACAGCAATGCATTTATGTGCATGTACGATCCAAACACCAATATTCTGAAAAAGCGCCAATCACCTCTCCCTGGTCGATTCCTAGGAGGCTGCCTATTGCCAAATGGCAATGTCCTGTGCATACCGAATCAACTCGGATCTATTCTTCATGAGCTGAATCCATATGCGGATATTGGGGTTGAGCAAAAGTTTATAGGTGTTGGTATAGGATCATTTAACGGGTGTGTCCTGAGACCTGACGGTACAGTTCTTCTGATCCCTGATGAGGATATCTTTGCGTACATATACAGATACGATGCAGATGCGTTCAATAGTCTACAATCAATTCAGGGGTTGGCAACTGGACCTGGTTTTTTTAGAGGTGCGGTATACCTACCGACCGGACGAACATTCATCATCCCGAATGCTTCGAATTACTCGTATTACATAGCTGGTGCACTTGGCATCGAAGGTCCTACTATAGCAGGATCGGCATGGGGGTGTTTCGCCGGAAACGGTAAGGTGGTCATGTCCACAAATGGCGCCTCTGTGACTGTTTTTGACATTTACTCTGGACTGAATTATAGCGTAGCCTGTAATCCTGGTTATATTGCACCTGTCACAACTCCGTGTGGGCGAGTTGTCTTCTCGCCACAGACTGCGACAGGTGGGGTGATGGTAATGAATCTGCATGCGCAGACTCCCCCGTGTGTGGCATTAAGCCCCTATTATAACAAACTCTAAACCTAACCGCGGGTCACTGCGTACACAGCTGCCGATGGCTGGTTGATGGCAACGTTGCGAGCCACGCGCTTGGTCAGCTGGAAGACGGCAATGGCCAGAATGGTGGTGAACAGAGCGCTCAGCACATAGTAGTTGGGGCTGTTCTTGTTCACGCTGATGATCATGGAGATCAGGTAGCGAACCACATCCATCCATGCAATTGCGCTGGCGAATGCAAAGCCGGCAACAACTGCATTGAGGGACTGGGACTCAACCTGTGTGGCAAAGTCCATGACTGCTGGGGGCAGCTTGGGCATGGAATAAGACTCGGCGGACATTTAGTATCTACATAGAAAAAAGTCAGTCAAAAGGTTCCTCTTCCTGGATGATTTTTGTAAAGGTCTTCGTTGGTGGCTCTGGAACCTCATCATC